TCTCATTGGACCCTGAAGATATTGCGCCCAATGTGTTACTTCGTGGGCTGCCGTTTCGCCGGGATCGCTAGTGCGAGGTATTCCAGAATATCTACGCCCCCCCGTTATTCGATGAGCATCTTCAAGAGGTATCTGTCTGCCAGCCTTCAAAAGAGCCTCTTCGGGGGTTAGGCTTATAACAGGATTCATCTGTATGCCCTCAGTTAAACCCTCAACTTGCTGACTCCCTGGGGGCGGGGGATCAAATTGCCCCTGCCTGGTTGCATAATTTTTATTCCAATACCCTTTAGGCTGATTTAAATATTCGGGGTCCATTTGGATTTTCCCGCCTGAATGACCAAAAGCCGCCATCAAACGTGGATATTTTTCAATCAACCACCCAAACATCTCTCTATGATCGAGATCATCAAGTTTATTCACTTGATCTTCCAGCTTACGAAGTATGTCAGTCCTGTAAGCAACAGAACGAAGTGGACTATCTATGGTCATTATTCCAAGCAAAGGTTCTTGGGGTTCCTGCCACCGAGCAATATCCTCCTCAGACATCCCTCCTTCTCGCAATGCCTCCTCATTCCACATATTTCCCTCATCGGGTCGGGGATACGTCAACGTATCCATTATGGAATTGAAGCCCTCCCAAGCATCGTGTAACCATTGGGGCGTAGTAGGTGGACCCGAAGACCGATCCTTTAGTTCACGACGACGTACTTCTGCTCGTTTACTACCCATTAACTGCTACCCCATCCCACCAAGCCAGAGTCCCATCGCTGTTCCACAGGCTGAACCAGATGCGTAGGCCATAACTGCAAGAATACCATCAACTTTACTGGCTGTCCTCGCATTAACCCACCAGACCACCGCAATACAAAACCCCACAAACGGAGCAGTCCAACTCCCCTGTGATAACTGAATGGTATTCAGGGAAATTAAGGCCACAATCAGGAACCCACGACAGAAAATATCAAAAAACTCCCTCATTCTCTATTACTCGTTGGTAGTTCTCCGTATAACCACTCGTAGGCTTCTGCCGCGCTTCGCCCTTCTATCGCCATCTGACGAAGCTGGTCTTTTGCCGT